TTTCTTGTCAATTTCTCAACTATCCTATTGATCCGACTAAAGCCAGGTTTAATATGGCGGACTTTAGATATTTCAATTTCGAGAAAGTTACTGGCGCTCTTTCGATTCCCAAAGAATCCTCAGCGTCACGTCTCTTTGAGCTTTCGCAGCCTCAGCAGTACAGAATAACTATCCGTCATCACGTAGCTGATGGAGATGTAGAAAAAGATATATTCCCACGTAACCTCGATCGTTACATGGTTGTCGATCCTAATCATGGTGGCTCACACCTTGGACAAGAGGCAGGTAAAGAAGGACGATGCCGTCATGCTATCGCGGTGACTGGTGTGAGTCGTGATCCTCGTAGAATCTATCTGCTCGATCAGTGGGCTAAGGCTGTAGACATCAAGGAGTTTGTCAAAGCTGTCTTTTTCTTTGCTGTGAAATGGAAGCTTACAAAGGTCTACGTCGAGGCTGTAGCAGCGCAGAAGTACTTGCTCTATCATCTCAACGAGTTTGTCGCAGACCATAAAGGTTCGCGACCTGAGATAGCAGCGATTGTTTTTCTTCCTCTCAAGACTCCACAGAATGCTGGCGCCAAGGCTGAGAGAATCGAGAACTTTATCCCTACGGTCGAGGCGCACGAACTCTGGCTGGATGCTAACAACTGCACCGAGTTCAAAGAAGAAGCTGAAAACTATGGTCAGCGAAAAGGTTTAATCGACTTGCTTGATGTTATAAGCTACGGTCCTCAAGTGTGGAAATTTGACACACGCTCTCAAGAACATATCGAAGACTTCATGTCCAAGCAACGTGCTAAGTTCGTACGTCGTATGGCTGCATCAGCAGCATAGGAGAAAAAGTGGAGATTAACTGGGCTGCTATATCAGCGATTGTCTCTGTCATCACTCTTGTTGGTGTAGTGGGAGTCGGTGGTGTGATGTGGGGAACATTGTCTGAGAAAGTTGCAACTGCTGTAGAAGGATTGAAGACAAATGCCTCAGATCACGCACATTTTGATACGAGACTTACAGCACATGAAGTACAACTTGGGCGTCTTGAAGAGTGGAAGAATGGTTATAACGCAGCAGTACGTACTGGTTCAAACGTTGGGACTAGAAGAATCGACGAGCAAGTAACAGTGTAAGAGGTTTAACATGAACACGACTCAAGTTGAGCAGTGGCTTCTTATCTTTTATGTCGCTAATCAGATCGCTTCGGCTTTGGTGCAGGCTTTACCTGCACCAAACGGTAATCCGTGGTATACATTTTTTTACAAGTTTATGAACTTGCTTGTAGCTGATTTCAAAAGCTACGCAGCGCAGTTTCCAACACCGAAGCTTCCTGCTATGAAGTCGATCACAACAGGTGAAATTACTACAACTTCTGTACCCGCGCAGACCGAGGAAGTGAAGTAAAAGGAGGATGGAGATGTCAGACGATAGTATTGATGTGAAGGCCGAAGGAAAGAAACGTATAGCCTCTCAGCAACAGGGCATGAGAGAGACTGCGCAAGACGAAGTAACGTCTAACAGGCTTGTCAAACAGAACAAAGGCAACAAGACTGGAATCGCTAAGGATATAAGTAGTCGTGAAATGTACGGGATTATGACGACTGATCCCAGCACTCCAGAAAGATCAAGAGTAGTAAGAGAAAGTACTTATCTGCACAAGAATCTTGATACCACTCCTGAGACGCATAGAGCATCTCGTCAAGCATCAGTAGCCAAGGAATACAAAGGTGTAAAAGGAAGCTAATGCCCTATCAACCGCCTACGTTAGTTACCGAGAAGCTTTTTGGCAAGGATAACTACGCTGACCTGTGTATGTTTATCAAGGATAAATGCGCTCATCTTGATAGACGCTTGCAGACTTTCAGGACTGAGAAGCTGCCTGAGTATGTGCGGTTATACAAGGCTAAGCCTAAGAATGAGACGAAGGACTTTCCTTGGCCTGGCGCTGCGAATCTGGTAATTCCTGTTATCGGCACTGCCTGTGATGAGTTGCTCGCTCGTGTTATGGGCGGCATTTATATGTACGATCCGTTGTGGTCTGCGGTAATGTCTGGGGATTTGCCGACGAAGGATACAGAGGAACTCAAGAGCATAATTCAAAACTTCCTCATGGACATGGCTTATGATCCTGACGAGCTTGATTTATACAGGGTCGAGCAGAGTTCGTGGCATAGCGCTATTAAATATGGCACAGGAGTTATCTACTCTCCATACGAGTATGAGGAACAGGTTGAGCGTCTCTATGGCAGCGGTGGACTAGGAGAAGAGCCGGTTACATCTACAGACCATATCTTCACAAAACGTGATGGCCCTCATCCTGAACTGATGCCGCTGAACAGATTCATCTTTGATCCTTCAGTTCCGAAGCTCGAAAACATGAAATTCATGGGTCATATTGAATCTCTTGATTATTGGGCTGTTAAGGATCTTAAATCCAAGAGTCCTTATTACAAACAATCTGACATAGACGACTTGCTCAATCGTCCTGACGCCGTGCAAGAAACAGAAATGGAACGTGAGATAAATGCGCAATTTTCTATTGATTCTAGTGGAGTCGATACTGGCGCTGCTCGCTGGTATGTGTATAATGTCCACTTTACATTTATTCTGAACGGCTTGACGTATGCGTTTCAGGCGAAGTACCACAAGGCGACTGAGAAGATTTTATGGATAGTGTTTAATAACTATCCCAAGAATATGCTTCCGTACCAGGACTCGAAGCTTGCCTACGATGACGAGTCTTATCTTGGCACTGGGTTTGCTGAGATGATTCATATGGTACAGAAAGAGCTTTCGCAGAACAACAACTGGCGCACAGACAATCGTAACTATGCTATGCTCGGAGCATGGCGTGTGGATCCCGAGTCGAAGCTCTCTTCGATACTTGATATTTTTCCTGGTGTCGCTATTCCTGGACGTAAGGATGAGGTAGAGTGGATTAAGACTGGAGTAGACGTCGGCTACAATGATGGTCCTGATCAATTTCACATGGCTATCGCTAAAGAACGTACTGGCGTAGATCCTGCGATGGGTGGTACTGGCGGCGGCATTGTAAACCAGAAGCGCGGTATCTACAGCGCCGCTGGTACTAGCATGGTGATGATGCAACAAAACAACAGAAACAGTCTCCGAACTGGTGATATACGCTCATCACATGTTAAGCTTGGCGGTAAGTTTTTGACGATGTATTCACACTTTGGAATTGGAGAAAAGCTTAAGAAGTATAACAACTCCGCTGATAAGCTTAAGAAAGCGTTGGAACTCTATAAAGACGGCACTCTTGGACTACGGCTTCGTCCATCTAGCGCCTCTATGAACAAAGAACTTGAGCGTCAGAACGGCATCTTGCTCTCTGATCGCCTGGATCGCTACTACGCTTCACAGTCTCAAATGATCCAAGCAATCACTACTCCGAACATTCCACCCGACCTTAAAATGTACTACTGCGAATCTCTTCTTGCAACAAGGGCTACTATGCAAGCTTTGCTGCGTTCTTTTAACTCAGACAATACTGAAACACAGCTTCCTTCCGTGGAACAGATTGTCGAAGCTGCCATGAAAATGGCTCAGGCACAGCCTGGAGCAGGAGCAGGTAATGGAAATCAGCAAAGTAGGGGATCTTCTCCCGTATCGCAAGTCCCTTCAGGAGTTGTGGGAGCGGGAGGAGTTCCAGCCGGTACTGGCTTACCTAAGTAGAGTGAGACAAGAAGCGTATGAAGCTATGTGCGCTTTAAATCTGTTAGACTCTGATGAGGTTATTGCAGCTAAAACAAGGATTCAAGTAACGCAACTCAAGTCTTTTAACTCGGTTCTTCAACTTCCACAAGTGTTAAAAGAAATCGAAGATCGAAATGAACGAGTAGCAAGTAAGCTGGAACAGTATCAAGCTTCACAAGAAAGGGGCGAACTCTAATGGCACTATTTTCATGGCAGAAAAAACCAAAGGAAGATGGAACAGAGGAGTTCACTCTTCCTGACGAGCTTCAGAATCAGATCAAAGCTGGTGCTGATGCAGCGGCGCAGATGCCGAAGCTGATGGAGACTCTTAATGGACTTAAGAGTATCATGGAAACGCAGTCTAAGGCGCATAAAGACAAGGAAGACGCCGAAGCAGCAACAGCGTTGAGGCTCAAGAACTCTAGGACGCAAGAAGAAACTGATGCTGAGATTGAGGAATTGTTTCTGACTGATCCAAAAGCTGCTATAGCCAAGGCTACTCAGGGACATACTTCGGCTATCTTGACACTGAATGCTGCTAATATTCGTCGTGAAGTGTTTGAAGATGAGAAAGAATTCAAGTACTACCACGGCGACATCAAAAAAGAAATCGACACTCTTATCGCCGGTCAAACGCTTCAGGCTCGGAATGATCCCTCTGTTATCAAGAACTGTTATCTTACAGTTCTTGGTCGTCACAATGATGAGATTGTAGAAGGCAAGATCAAGAGTCGCTTCGCTGGATCTACAAGCACAAACGGAACCTCTAATGGTTCTGCTGGCTCAAGCGGTGCTGCTGACGACAAAGCCTCTACTCTCCGTGGCCTTGAGAATGATCCATTAGTTCTCAAAACAGCTCGTCTTCTTGGAATGAAACCTGCTGATTACGCTAAGATACTGGACGAAGAAGGGATTGGGTACGCTTAATGTCTGAAATTAACCATAAAACTCCTGCTATAACGGAACCTGCGCAAGCAAAAGAACTTGCTGCTGCGATGCTTGAGCCTACGAAAAACGCTTCCGAACTTGAGAAAGTGATTGAAGGAATTCTCAAGAAAAATCGTGCTGCCGCTGTAGCTGCGGCGCAACCACAAGAGCCGGACTGGTCTAAAATCACCGAAGCCGACTCTTACAACATGCAAATGTACATTCCTGTAATCGACCATGATCTTCCTGATTACATGAACATGAAGTTGAAAGATCCTGAGTTTGAATGTGTGTGGGCTTCAACAGATAATCGTCGTATTGGTCAACTTTTGGCTGAAGGTTACGAGTATCTAAAGCCAGAGCACATTCATCCTGATTTCAAGATTCCTCTACCGTTTAACTCCGAGGGCCACTACATGTACGTTGACGTAGTGTGCATGAGAGTTCACAAGCGTATTCTCTATGGCAAACGTCGTAGAGGCTTAGAGCTTTCTCAGCGTCAACTTGGTAATAACAGGCGTCCTCCTTCAGCTCGTGTAAAAGGCACGTTTGAGCTTGGAGAAACTCCCACTCTCGGTGGTGGATTGGATTATTACGATCCGATTATGTAACTAAACCTTAACGCGGCATAGCAGGATGCCCCAAAGCAGAAAACAGAGGAGAGTACTATGGCGGCAAACCTCACTACTCATCTGCCGATTATTCAAGTGTTGGAGAAGGCGGGAACCACGCCATATACTGTCTCCAATAACGAAGCGGCGGGGCAGACTTTTCTATCTGGAACTCCGGTACAGTTGAACGCTTCAGGTTTTGTACAAGCTTGGGATGGCACGACTGTAGCAGCTGGGATTCTGGGTATCTCAGAATCCTTTGGACTTAATCTCGGTAGCGCCGGTGCTGGAGCGCCTGTGCCTCCGTTTGGTGGAATTACAGGCAATATCGCCATTGCAACTTATGGCAACGTTCCTGGACAACCGAACGGTGTCAATATTGCTATCGGTACTCCTGTATCCGATGGGCGTACTCTCTACATGACGCCGAATCAAGA